TCAAAGTTTGCAAACAGTGATGTATTTGCAACAGAAACTGTAGTATCTGTGGAAACAATTGCTGCCGTTAACGTTGTTACTTGAGTATTTGGTTCTATTCCACCAATTGTAACTTTGTTATTGTCAGCGTGCATACCATGATTATAATGAGAAACCTCAAATACGTTTCCTTCATAAATTGCACTAGGAACTACATTTGATCCTCTAACAATTGTTCCTGCCAAAGATACTAAAGTTCCATCACCTTGTTCGATAGATAGTGTTCCACCTTCAGTAAATTCTTGACCCTTGACACTTGTCAAATACAATGTATCTGTGTTTGGTACAACAGCAACTGTAATTCTTGCACCAGTTCCCTTTCCACCAACTTCACTTGTTGTAATTCCAAGAACATCACCAACCGCATAACCATTACCAGTATTTCCAATAGAAACTGCATTTAAAATTCCAGATCCAAATCCAAGAGAAGATGCTGTTGCCCCAGATCCATTTCCAGTAATTGTATAGAGACTTACGTTACTGAAGTTTCCATTAGAATATCCAATTCCAGCATTTGTAATATTGTAGTCAGTTCCAAGATTTCCACCACCAATATTTCCACCAGTTTTTTCAATTAAAGCATTGGCACCATTAGCACCACCCTCAAAAACTTTAGATCCTGGAGTGAAGAGAGTGTTATAAGTTGTATTGATACCAACGTTTAGTTTTCTTGGGAACGATCTAATAGCATTAGATTGTAATTTGTAAATATTTGCATCTGGTTCATTAAAATCTGTGGATCCAATAGAAATGATTGGGTTGTTAATGTATAAAGTACCGGATGATGATGTAAACTGTGCTTTATAGCATACAAATTTTAGATCCTCAAATAGACTTGGAACAGAAGTTGCACCATTTTGTGGTTTATACAGATTACCTCCTGTATACTGATTTGAGTATATAATTTGATCAGCATTTGGATAATTTTGAGTCTTAACAGTTGCTTTTGTAGATTCTGCTGTATAGACTTTATAATTTGCTGATGATGGTGAAATTAAGCACAGCGAGTACTGTTTATTTGGTTGCAAATATACTGGCGATTTAAACATTAACTTGGTTTCAGTATCACCATCGGTAGAAGTTGTAACCATTGATGGTGATACTTCTATTCTTGCATAATCTTGAATGAGTTTGTTTGTTGGAACTCCACCTATATCAGTTTCTCTAATTTCAACAAACATTTTCTCTTTAGTATCTTTTCCTGCAAAATACAATCCAATACCAGTTAAGAATCCACCGGTAGCATCACTCCTGAATGTTTGTGATAGTGGATCACTCTTAATTGCTGATAATGGTAATGATGCTGGAGGTCTTCTTACGGAAACACTTTCAGAATAAACTGTTTGATCAAATACACCAGATGAGAAGAATGTATTTTCAGTAAATGAGAGATTTTGGACGTTAGAGTTTGTTGAACTTGATGTAAGTTTAAATGATTTAGAACCAACTTTAAATGAAGATGGGGGAGTTGGTGTTGATAGTGGATCTCTAATAAAGAAGCATCCAATAAGGTCTCCAACTGAATCTGTGTTAAGTGTTTGAGTCCCAACAGTTGCTTGAGCAGAACTAGTTTTTCCAACTAAAATCATGCCTGCTGGAGCATATCCATAGAATCTTCCATCAGATGCATCTGCTAGAGAGAATGTATCAATGTTTAGTACTGTTGATGATGAAGAATATGTTGTTAATGTAAGAGTTGGTGAATATGGATCTTCTGCATAAGTGGTCGTTGGTGTGTTGTATGGACCTGTTTTATGATTTGCTGCAGCAACTCTAAACGAAGACACTTGCTCACCATTTACCAAACCAATTACAGTTTCACCTGTTTGGAATACCCCACTGGTCATGGAAACTTTTATAAGTTTTGGTACTACATCTACATTTCCACTTCCACCAAAGAATGAATAATATGTTGTTGCTGGTTTTAAACCACTTGCTTCAAACTGAACATTTCTAGATCTTAAGTGGTTGTCTGGGGTAGAACTATTGATTAAGTTTCCTAATAGTGATTCTTGCCATTCACCCTGAGTTCGGACAATTACCTCACCTGTGGTATTAATTGTTTTTGCCCAGGTATCCGAAGATGGAGTTAATTTTACAAAACCATTATAGTTTTGGACTCCAAATGGATTGACACTCTGAGATTTTGTTGCAAATTTTTGAGTGATATTTCCCCACTCAACCTGAGAATAATTTAGAGTAACTAAATCACCAGTTTTCTTGATATTGTTATCAAGTAATTGTAAATCAGTAGAGAAATCTGCTGTTGTAATATCAGTGTTTAATTCTGGAGATGCTTGACCCTTAAGGGTATTGATAGAAACATCAGACCCTAGTTCTGTTGTATTTGTGTTTACAGATACATTAGAATCTAAGTTTTTGATATCAATAATATCAGTGTTTCTGAATGTATCTACAAAGAAACCACTCTTAAATCTATCAAATCCATCACTGTCTTTAATTTGCAGTGCTTTTGTATTCAATTCGAGTAGATTAAGTGCAGTTAGTTCTTCTACTGCCTCAATTCTATCCTCTAACTTACGAATATCTCTCATCGTATAACGCTTGTTATCAAATAGAGATACCTTAATATTATCAAGATTAAACAAGTATGCTGGATACTCAATTGTTGCGAGATCCATAGTATCATCCACACTTGATGGTGCTTTGGGGAAAGTAGATGATACACCTCTTGTTAAAATAATATTGCCATTTTTATTGAGGGACAATCTATCAATTCTTGGTAGATAGAATGAATAGTCTACAGTTGATGATTCGTTAGGTGAAAGAACTAGAGAAGGATTATTTCCTGCAGCACCAAAGTTTCTAGAATCAAAAGCAAAAGGAGAATTTGTTGGAACTCCAAGAGATGCATCAAAATCAGTAACCCTAGGTCTAACATCAATAATATCAGATGCTCTTACACCAGATCCAAGAGTAGCGATACCATTTTTGTATCTTTCTTGGGCATAACTATTAACAGTGTACACATGTCCAGAGTCATTAGTTGGAACAGTATACTTGTTAAAAATCACAAGCAATTTGTTAGTCGGTACATTTGTAGATTTTCTAATAATTCTAGAATAATCATAGAACTGTTCTCTTTGTCCATTATCCAGGATATATTGATTTGTTCTATTGATGTAAGATCCTTTGGTAACTATAGTTGGGGATCCAGATAATCCAGATTCCTCAAATTTAACAGTTTCCCCGATAACAAACTTATTGGAATTTAAATATACAAATTCTATTACAGTTGAAGAAACCCTAGTAACTATTTGTGCAACTGCACCACTAGTTTGACCCGTAATTTTTTCACCAAGAATTGATTCTGTATTGAGATTTAACCCAGAAGAGAATGTTAATCTGTCTAGAGATACAGATCCACTATCAACAGATTCGTAAATGGCAACGATATCATTAACATCTGCAGTGTTGAGAGAAATTATTTCATCCTCAACTCTCAATCCAAACCTGGATGATTGAGTTAATCCAGAGGTAATTGTTGTTGCAGAACCAACTGTTCTAATAACCTCGGTTTTTTGACTTCTAGTGTATACCTTTTGTTTTGTTTTAATATTGCTCTTCTTAAGAGTTACATTAACAGTAACATTTACACCTGCTTCTAAACCAGCAAGATTGATTGAAGTTCCGGTACCATCAAGAACAAACTTTTCTGAAGTTAATGGATCAATATCACCATCTGCTTCATAGACAACAGAATATCTCTCTGCATCAAATGGTTCGAATACAGCATCAGAAATTCCAGTATCTGCTAATGTAATACTTAAAGTTCCTGTTGCAGAAGTTGTTTTGCCGGAAACTTGGCGAACTATAGTAAGATCAGAACCCGCGAGAGAAACATCAGAAATGTTTTTAGAATTTAATGGTGCATATAATTGTGCTTTATCACTATTTGTGATTTTTGGTACACCGACATTAAATGTAAACGAACCATTTCCGATACCACCAAGGTTAACATTAGAGACACCAGTTATATTCTGTAGAGTTAATGAAAGACCATCTGAAGATACACTCTCAACTCTGTTATAACGAGGTATTGATTCTCCAGCAACTTGATATGAAATAATTGTCTCGGTTTTGATACCCGCAAAAGTTCTACCTGCACAAGTTGCAACACCAGATGCAGAATCAATAGCAAGTGTATCTGTTACTTTAAATCCGGGGAGAGTTTGTAAATTTAATTTTGCATCTGCAATAAAGGATGTAGTTAATCCTGCAACAGACTCATATGATTGGAAGACTGCTCTAACATCACTTGCACCGTAAACTGTAAGTGACTGGATTGATCTTGTTAGTGTTGGATCACCGTTAAGTGAAACTTCTTCATCTTGAATAAAAGTTCCAGAAGTTTGATTAAGTTTAAATTCCGTTCCTGCATGTTCTACAACATATCCAGTTGCGCCACTGCTCAAACCTTTTACATATGATCCTACGGGAACTTGTGCAAGAGTTGCTCCATTATTAAGAGTTAAAATGGTATAAGTCTGTATATCGAAAAGATACAGATCAAATTCTGTAGATGCATTTTGATAGGATGCATCACTTACACCAAAAGAGTATATTCTTGCTTGACCAATTGTTGCACCAGAACCAACAGGTCTTCTTCTGTAGTGTAAGTCTACTTTAAAGTTATTGTCAAGACCAATGTATGGAGTTCCTTCGACGTTGTTGACAACTAATTTATTACCCATCTCAAATGGGACTGTTGTATTCTTAACTTCTAGAATATCTCTTGGTTTGTCTACATCGATAATAGTTGTAGAAGTTTTCTCAATATCAAAACCTCTTACATATGCCTTACCTGGAGAAACTTTCAGTGCAAGTAAATCTTCTGATGGAGTATTTCCTTGCTCAGTTCTTTGATTTGAGAAAAATACACCATCACTATTTAATCTATCATTTAGAGAATCATCAATCTCAATCCTAAACGGATCTACTGCATAATCACCAGATTCTTCATATGTTCTTTTTGCAATATATTCTTTTATTTGTGAATAGTTGCTAGTATCTTGTATTTTTTTAACTATTCCATCAGATACACGTAAAATCTCTACAAAATTTTTATCATCAACATCAGTGAGTCTTTTCTTGGACAAAGTTGCAGAAATTTTTAGTCTATCAGCACCAGGTGCAGCATAGTTTGAAAATCCTCTGGCATTATCATAAAGATTATTATCTTCCTGTGCATCAATAAGTGATTCTGTAATTGACAGACCAACTCTATATGAAGGTGTATTTGTATATTGATCTAATACTATCGTTCCAGAATCAACGAGAACAAAATGTCCTCTTATAAAGTAAATACCTTGCTCAATAGAAACTGAAGAGGCAACCGCAGTTGCATCTGCTGCAATTAAGGTTGCAAAAGTATCTCCAGTACTAATAGTTGTGTTTCCATATACCAAATTTTCTTCTAGAATCAAAGTCTCACCATCTCTAAATTCAGTGATGGCAAAATCAGAGTCTGCAGTTGTATATTTTACGTATAATGTGTAATCGTCTGTTTCCGACTCAGTACTTGTAATGACATGCTGTACAACAGCACTCAATTGTGAGGTTTGACCCTTTATTTTCTTTCCAACTAACTCTTTTAAATATAAACCTACACTCAATCCAACATGAGTTGGATTAATTTTAACAGAATGATATGATGAGTTGTAACTTACGTTTCCTGGAATTACAACAGATCCATCCTTAAAGATGCTGCTTCCAAAGGATTTGATCTGATTTTGTAAAATTGACTGTAGAGTTGTTAGTTCTCTAGACTGAACAGGGAACCCTGGTTTGAATAGAACTCTATAGTAATTGTCTTGTGCATCAAAATCATCATAATATGGGGTTACATTAAGATTTGTTTTTTGTGACATCTTTTTAGAATTCCAGTACTATTTTAATATCTTCTTTTTGTCGTGGGTTTCTAGAAACACGAGGTCTATTATCCAAATAAATTATTTGCCCCGATCCTTTATTTATCTCGGGAGAAGAAACCCCGTTAGTAAACTGAACATCCAGATTTACATTTTTTGTTGATGTAATTTGGGTGGTAATTCCAGTAAAAGATCCATCAATAGTTCCACTAAAACTATTTTGAGATGTAATAGTTCCTCCACCAGATGCTCTAAAATCAATTTTTAAAGATTCAGTATTTACTGTTTTAGAGTCCTTCTGATCATATGACCCACTATTAAAATAAAGAGATCTATCTTGGAAATACTTTAGAACCTGTGTTTCATCGTCATATGATGCAATATACCCAGTAGCAGTTCCAATACCAGTTATCGTTTGGAAAATTTGATTTCCAGGAACTGCATCAGATGGTGTTGCAACTGAAGTTAGTTTTAATCCCTTAAGATTTGAAAATTTATTTTCTGTGAAGATAGTGCTTGCAGATCCAATTTGTGTTGGATTTTTAATAATACCAATCTGTGCAAATCTGGTATCTAATGGAAAATCTTTTGTGGAATCATCAAAACGAGCATAAACAAGAACGCGATCCGCACCTAACTCATTATAGATATCATAACCATGTCCTCTGGATGGTGGAATAATTGGAATTAAATTTGCAAATCCCGTGGAACCAGAGTTAATTGTAGAAAGATCTATTCTTCCATAAGAATAATTTTTTCCACCAGAAGAAACAGTAACATCGGTAATTTTTCCACCTGTTACATCAACAACAACTCTTCCACCTTCACCATCACCAAGAATGTCCAATTCTGCTTCAGTTGTATTGTATCCAGAACCTTGGTTCTCGATATATACTGTTTTAATTTGATTCTCATTAACTAGAGAATCTCCATTCTCTCTCATTGCAATTATTTGAGAATCAGTGCTGGTTTCCCAATCGTTTGGTACTGGAATATATTCGATAGAATCAAACTTAATGATATCACTTGGGGAAACAGTAAATAGATATTTCCAAATATAACCATCACCACTTTCACCTGCTCTAGATGGTTCTAGATCGACAAATGTTGGTTCATCCTGAGAAAAATTACCAGATCTGTTTGCTGCCGAAGAACCATTCTCAATGCAAATATAAACTCTAAAATCACTATTCATTACATAGTAATTTGCATCATACAGTCGGGCAGAATTTGTCTGTGGTGATGGATTTGTGACACTATAATCATGGCGGTACATTTCATATACAGTACCTTCTTTCCAATCTACACGTCTAACCAGTCTGCGAATATCATTTTTTGTGATTTTTTTACCAAAAATCATCGTGTCTTTTACATGAGACAGATAATTTAAATTATCAATCGGAGCAGGTGTATTTGTATCCCAAGTATCCGAACGTCCAAAACCAACAATGCCTGGGTTTGGCAGACTTAAAAATACATAATAAGAATTGTTAGGATCACTAACGGATTCTACAAAATTACTTGCGTTTAATATTCTAAACTGATCTGTGACAATGGCAGCCATATTGCTAGCTTTTTTCTATATTTATAAGTTAATTGGGTAACTCTTTTCTTAGAGCACCAAGGTCTCTTAATCCAAATCCACGTCTCTGAATTGATGGGAAGGTCGATAATCCAGAATCAACATTTAACCCAGTAACAGCAACAGAAATTGATTCTGAGGATCTTGTAAATCCTGCCAATCTTCCCCAAGAGAATCTACCAGCAAAATCACTTGATATTGCAACAATACCAGTTGTATCTGTTGATGAAAGAATGTTACTAGTTATAATTCCTGTAAATGCATTCTTAGACACCGCATGTACATAATATATGTTATCAACGAATGTTGATCCAATACCCACTATAGAACTATCTTGACTATCAATAGAAGTAACTCCCAGTCCAACACTAGTTTGGGTAACTTTGATTGGATATCCAATGACTAATTTATCAAAATCAGCATTTGCATCAAATGAAACGTTAAATTTAAGTGCTAGTGGATTTCCACCAGTGCCAGATGTTGTTCCAATACCAGTTATAATTCCAGCAAATCCCTCAACGAATCTAATGCCACTAATTAACTCCTTTTGAACATTTGGTAGAGGTGCAATAACAGTTGGTAGTGTGGATGAAGTATATCCTGCACCAGCAGTTGTAATAGAAGTAAGAGTTACGATTCCAGATGAATTTACAGATGCTGTTGCGGCAGCAAGTGACTGCTCCTGATATCTACCAAACTCAAAACCATTTACAAATTCTACAGTATTAGATGCAGATTTGCTAAGTGTGATGTTGCCACCATCTGTGGCGGCAATGCCAATAACTGTTGTGGATGTATCCAGGATATTTGGAATTGCTTTTAAAGTTTGACCAATCTTTATAGATTCTGTATTGATTCCAATGATTACATCAGATCCAATACCAAGTGTTCCAACTCTGTCAATGATGTCTGCTTTAAATACAGTTCCAATTCCACCAATTGGTTTTCCAATTTTTAGTGTTACTGTTGAAGATGGTGTGTAACCACTACCACCATCAATCACATCAATGGACGAAATTGTTCCAAGACCAGAAACAACAGCAGATAAACCAGCAGAAACTGGGTCCTGATTATTTGCAATTAATAATCCATTAACCTGCTGAATTTCAACCGTTGATTCATTTTCTTCATAGTTAAAGAATTGTGCGTCATCCACAAAAATTTCTTGATCAGTATTGCTGAAATTCTTAATGATTTTAGCAGTTGGGAAAACCATTCCCTCAAGTGAATCTCTTGCTTTAGATTCAACTAGATCATTAATGAATAGATCTCTCTTTTGTTTTGTCCAATCAACAGGTTTATAATTAGTATCATCAATACCATCACCAAGATAGATACCAGTTTCAACAATATCTGATGACAAAATACTACTTACAATTCTTGATGATTGACCAACAGTTTGAGAATTTCCATCATTTTTTAGAATCTGTAAGGTATCACCTGGTTTAACAGTTTCGGAAACATCAACTTGTAAACTATCAATGTTCCTAGTTCCTCTATAGAAGAAAATATCAATCCTATCATCTTTTTTGGGTGGTTCAGTGAAACTAAAGGTTGTACCACCATCAAATGTGTAAGAAACTTTAGGTTCTTGCATTACACCATTGACATATATTAGAAGAATCGCATCAAAATCAATAAGTGATGATGTTACATCAGAGGCGTTCTTTTGGAAACTTAAAAGTTGATTATTATAGAATAATGGGAATCTCTTTCTAACACCATCTTGTAAGATGCTGATACTATCAATATAATCAAATTCACCTAATTGGATAGATGAGAATGAATCTGAGAATACTTCTGTGACAGTAAATGTGATTGGATCAACAACGTTGATAAGTCTATAATCTGTAACCAATCCAACAGGTTCAAACACATCATTTAATCTGTAAGAATAACCTGGTTTCGTGATAATATATTCCTTAACCTCAAACAAACTTGTTCCAATGCCAACAGAATTACTTCTTGGTGCAATATCAAAAGTCATTGATAATCCAACTCCAGTCTGAGAGGTGTTACCAATTCCCAATCTTGAGATTCCGGTAAAGTTGAGATTCTCATATGCTGGATCATCAACACTAATAACAGGATTTACATAATTACTACCACCATCCGCAATTGTGAAGAACAAAGATCCACCAGTGTGTGCTGGAGAATATCCAACATTAAGTGTGAATGTGTTTACATCAGTAACCGTAACTGCGGTTGTTACGCCAGCAACAGGATCTTTGCCTGGGCGTGGATATGGATTATCTGTTTGGAAATTATCCCCAGCACATCTAAAAATTAGGGAATTTGCATCTAACGTAATTGTATCGTTTGTCGATAATCCATGACCAGATACTGTTAAGGTAAGAAGACCTGTTTCTGGGTCATAAGTTGCATCGGTTGGTGTTTTTTCATTTCCACTTTCTGCACCACTCTGAACATTAACCGCATTTGCCACCGCTGATTCAAATCTATAAGTATTTGGGACAACTTCTGCAGTAATTACTGCACCTGTACCAGCACCACCACCAACACCAACATTAACAGAAAGTGTATCTGAGTCAATTACTGTAATTGCTAGATTTACTGCACCACCAGCAGGATCTGTTGCTCTTGGATACGTGTGCTCAGTCGCATGATTGTCTCTTGAGCAAGTAAATACGAGTGAATCCTGAACGAGTTGTACATTTCCACTACTTCTTCCGTGAGATGGAATAGTCAGTGTCAAAGTTCCTGTAAGAGAATCATAAACTGCGTTTGTTGGAGTGAATGGTCCCCCAGTGCCCGTAACAGCACCAGTTGTTGCTCTTACAAATCTGTGTTCATAAATTTCATCAGTAATAGCAACTCCAACTTGCCCTCTGTATCCAGATCCAAAGTTATGCCTGTTATTATTAAAGTATTCGCGAACAGAACCAAATCCAACATAACTATGTGCAATTGTGGAAACACCAACTTTGGTTGTAAATGTTGTACCTGAGGTGATACCTGTTATTGGATAGTCAAATCCCTGTGTATTATCTGGGAATATCGTCGTAGTTACGCCAGCATGTGCAACATCACAAGCAAATTCCAGATTTTCTAGATAAACTCGTTGTCCAAGTCCAATAAATCCATGATTGCCATTAGTTGTAATCTCAAGAACACCAGTTGTATTATCATATGATGCGGTGCTTATTGAATAAACTTTTCTTCCATAAGTCGGAATTCCAACAATGTTCGAAATTGATTTTCCAGCACCAATTTCGGCATCAACTTGTGCTCCAACTAATGGTGCATAACCAATTCCTCCTGTAGATGCAACAGAAATAATAACTCCCCCTCTTGGAATTTGATTCTGGTTAACATCAGAATCAACAGTTAAAATTTCATCAGTTCCTGGGCGTTTAACACCAGTAAAAGTTATACTGGAAACTCCGACACCTTCATTAAAATCATAGTTATTTCCAGCATTATTTGGTGTATTTGGTGTTTGGAAAACATCATTAATGAATACAATGCTGCTACCTGCCTCTAGACCAGTTGCATTTTCACCCTCTCTGTAAACGGTAAACGTTCTTCCAATTCCATTAAATCCTAAAGAAATATCATCATAGATTTTATTTCCAGTATAATCTTGGCGTAAATAAACTCTACCATTAAATGATGATTTTGGAAGAGCAAGTTGACTTGCATTTAATCTGTTATTATTTCCTTTACCGTCTGGTGCTTCAGTAAAGTGAATTTTGTTCTCAACAATATTAAAGGAACCTTTGTAAATTCTAACCGTACTGCCGTCTACGTGAGTAGTAGAAGATGTTCCAACAAATCCTCTTGTTACATTTACAACAGGAATAGTACCAACACCCGTGATAGGTCCAGTTGCAGTTGTTGCTAGTCCAACGTTTGTAATATTCAAGAACTCATCGTCAATCTTTAAGATATCTCTTGGTCTTACCGAAGAAATACCGGATAGTCTTAAGAAGGTTACACCTGCACCAATAGTTCCAGTTCCACTTGGAGTATTTTCAGATAATTCAAACGAAAGTGGTGTGTATGCAATTGGATATTGAGAAACTCCATCAATTGTAATCAATGCTTTTTCTAACTTTTTCTTCATCGTCAATTTGTGACGATTACCAGATCCTTCACTGGTGAACGTAAATCCAATGCCACTACCACCAGCTGTTCCAGTTAGTTTAAATTGATCTTTTGATACACGAATAGCATAAACGGTTTCTGGCATAATATCTGTTGTTATACCAGTTGTGTATACTTGCCTGAATGTAGTTGCAGTTCCTGGGTTTGATAATGTAACACCATAGTTAATATCACTACTGAAGTAGATTCTATTATCTCCTCCAGTAATTACTTCTGTAGAAGTGATAGAATTGAGACCAACAGATACGACAGTTCCAACTCCAACATTATTTCCAGAGAAAATACCAGATCCAACTTTGATTAGTCCAGTATTTGCAATACCAGTAATAACGGATGAACCAACAGCAACTACGTTACCTACAAAGAATGTATTAGTTGTTCCAATGCCAGTTACTGTAGTATTAGCAGCAATTGATGGTCCGAGAATAATAGAAGAAACTAAGATCTTTTCAGTACTTGCCGCTGCAACTCCAGTAATTGTTGAAAATCCAGTAATTACATCACCAGTGAATATTGTTCCACTTACTGTTGTTGTACCAATACCAACTGCGGTTGCTGCAATTCCAGAAAGTGTTGAGAATGGTTCATATATCAACTCCTCTCCTGTTTCGAAGAAGTGATCATCAATACTGAATATACCAGTTGCTTTATCCCAATTTGTAGTCTGAGATGGGTTAAAGGTTTTTTGGTAAATTGGTATTCCCTTATAGTTTAAATCAAATGCGGTTCTATCTTTACCAAAATTATTAATAGAACCATAGAAAGCATTGGATAAAGACTCATTTGCATTACCATATTCCAAATCGCTTGGGAAGTTAAACTCATCTTGATCTGTATATATTGTTGTATTAAACAACTGTACTGTGACAGTATCTGATGCAAATGCACTATCTGGATGGAATATTAGATTGACATTTGTGCCATCAACTTCACTAGAGAATGTTCCTATGCCAATATTAGTACCAACTGATAAGAATGGTGATTCCTCAAGATCAACTCTCAATTGATCCGAAATCATATAAAGATTGTGTAATGAAACTGTATTTCCTACAGATACCTTAACAAGAGCTTTTTGTGATGATTCATTCTCAATACTATACGTGTAAACTGTTGAGATACCAGTCACATTCGCATATGAAGTTCCAAACTTTGCTGTACTTTCAGTCCCAGGAAGTTGACCATCAACAAGATACCTATAAGTTCCTACACCAGCAGCAGTCGATCCAATACCAACTGTTTTTACTCTAACAGCAACATTATTCGTGCTATTTTCATTAGTATAATTTAACTTAATAATACCGTTTTCAACAACTGTTGTAAATGTACCAATTCCAACAGTAGAAACACTAGTGTTTGATGTATCATAGAATAATTCTGATGTATAGGTATTATCAGATGCATCTTTATGTGCTGCAATTTCAAAGTAATTCTGTTTATTTGTACCTAAATCTACAACATGTGCATATGAATAGAATGTATCAAATTCATTAGCAAGTGCCTCAAATACTGTTGTGCTTGGTCCTAAAATTCCATTTCCTGATGCTGGACCAACTGTTTCTACTTTAGAATTAATACGCCCAAATCCAAAATCAGTAAAACCTGTACCAACATTTACATTTCCAACATCAAAATTCTCAGTATAGACCTTTAAATTGTAATTAAAATTATTTGCATCAACAGGATCAAATCTGAGTGCAGGATCACCACTATCCGCAAATGAACCAACAAGATCACCTAACTTTACATCAGTGAATAGAGTTGCTCTATCCAAGGTATATGTGTTGGTGTAATCATTCATTACAACAACTTCAGATAATTGACTACTGGTTTTGTCCTCATCAATAATTTGAACTAAGAATTTACCATAGAAATTTGTAATTGGATATTCTACTGCAGCAACAAAAGTTTCCTTATTAAATTCGGAACTTGAGAATTGACCACTGATATCATCAATTTGTAGAACCCTATTTGTTCTACACTCAACATAATCTGTCAGTCTCTTATTCTGGAATAAAATATATCTGGAAGAATCTACTGTTGGATCATAATCAAGAACTAAATCAAAATTATTAATTGTATCTACTCTTCTTTCAGAAATAAAGTCCAGTACTGGAGAAACAAAGGAATCAGTAATAGTGCCAAATCCAGCATTTGATTTTGATAAAATCTCAGTATCTGCAAAATTCTTCATCCCAGTTGGGTGAACCATTTTATTGACAAAATCTCTAATTTGATTCCAAGTTTGTGGACTCTTAATAGTGTAAGAAAGATTTTGATAATAATCATTATTGGGCATGACCTGCAGGTCATTATTAAGCATTCCTACATTATCACCCCAACCATACCGAATTTTATTAATTCCAGATATTTTATATCTTCCTTTATTTGTATCTAAAACATTTACAGTAGCAGAAATGCCAGATGTTTTTCCAAGGATTATGTCACCTTCTTTTACTGGATAATCACCTAATACTTTAATAAAATCTTTATAGGTTGACTGTACAACTAAATTACTATCAATACCATTAACTTGTAATGGTTCTGATATAAAGAATAAACTTGGTTCCAGCGTTACTGCAAACACTGGATAATTTGCCTTGTTTATAATTTGCGTAAACTGAGTTTGAATTCCAAACGTAGATCCAGTTCCAGCAATATCTCCAGCATCATTAGTAAATTCACCAATATTATATTTTAAAACTGCTGGGTTTGAATTGATAAATTCTGTGACCTCGAAGAACTCATAATTATTGTCCCTGGAATTAAATCCATTTCCTGGAGATGATACAACACCTAAATTAGATGTTATAACTTTCTTTACAAGACCCTCAACGAATATTTTATCACCTGCTTTAAATGGTGGAGTAGTGAATCCACCAATTGGAGGTGTTGATAATTCTAACTCAACTATTCCAGTAGTTTTATTATAACTAACAATTTTCTCTACAGAAACGCCATTACTGTTTCTTTCAGTAAAGATACGATGCTCAACATTGTCCAAACCTTTTGGTTCATCTAAAATATCGATACTAACAATTGTATTTCCATCAAATGATGATGTTAACTGTAATGCCCCAGCAGATTCTGCTTTTTTGGTATACATGTTAACGATGGTTATATCTGGTGCAGAAATGTAGTTCTTACCACCACTAATAACTTCAACATTAGTTATTTTATAAGATCCTGCCAATCTAATTAATCTAGGAACTTCTGCTTGTGGACGAAGAGTTCTATCGATAGAGTACTCAAATCCTTCATTGAGAATTCTAAATTTATTCAGTTTACCAATTGTAGTTGTATCTGGACGGATGATAGCATTTGAACCAACACTAAGAGCAGTTCCAGTTGTAATACCAGTTACTCTAGGTAGTTTCTTATATTCTGATCCACCATAAAGAATACTCAACTTACTAATAGGACCAGAAGCATTCTTAGAATTAGTTTTGTATTTTAAAGTCTTACACTGCTCTTTAGTATACTTTAATTTTTCTGGAACAACTGGTAATGAAATTGAGAAGGTAGTTGATCCAATACCAAATACTTTATAATCTCTATTATAAAGACTATCTCTATAAAGAATTTGTGAGTAATCTTTTACATCAGTATCTGGAGCAATGTCTACACCATCTTTTTCTAAGGTATAGAATAGTTTTGTTGGTAGATTATTTCCAAATAAGATTTTATGTGCTGTAGTAATGCCTGCAGTTGTTTTTAATGTTTCTAATGAAAATTCTGATGTGGATCCAGTAGAAACAAACTCATTACTCAGTTGATTATCATAATATAGTTTTAAATTATAATCAGTGAGTGATGCATCAGATACATTAATATAAACAGTATTATTATTAGTAACATCAATTCTTGGATTGATCATACTAAGTTCTTGATCTGCTCCACCTGTAGATGCAATACTTACAACTCTTGGTGGTTTTGCAAATACATCATTTTTAGTTTCACCTAACTGAATATTATCATCATCTTTCCTTAAAACATAATATAAACCAGTAGATAAACCGGAAGCAATAGAACCATTCTCTGCATTATAAAATACTTTATCACCAGTAAATAATCCATGACTACCCAATCCTAAAGTATTATTAAATGACTTAACCGATGAGGAACTAAATCCAATAGGATTAACGAGTATCTTATCAAAATCTGAATTATACTTAATACTAATTTCGGATAATTGTCTTCTTCCAGAGTAAGAATCAAACTCACCATATTGACCAAGAGTTAGGTTTGGTACTACTTCCAAAGAAATACGATCGCCAAATTCAAGTCCATGGACTGTTGATATTGATACTTTAGTAGTAATTTGTTTTGCTGTTGCTGTTAACTCAGATTCTTGTGTTTCGAAGAAATATTCATAACTATCTGATGCAGTGGCAGTTGGGAAGAATAATCCAGTACTATTGGTAGTAAGACCAACTTGAGTTACAATACCAATGAAATCTTTTCCTTTATTAACAACATACACATCTTCAGTTAAACCACTTGCTGGTAGATTAAATGTAGTGCTAGTAGAAGTTACACCAACTGTTAGTGAATTACCAGAAGATGGTTTGTTAAGTGTAAGTTTTTGACCTGTTCTAAATTTATGATTTGGTAAATAAATTGCTTGGTGTGGAAGTGAAATAGATTTTGGTGATACTCCAATATTAAAATCTTGTTGATATTCAAATCCACTGGTAGTTCCAATTCCAACCGATTCTACGGGATTGAAATAAGTTTTAAAGTTTTTAAATGAATCAAAACCTTCAGTTTCTAATGGGATGGTGAATGAATCTTCATAGTAAGTAATTGTTGATCCGATTGCATGGGTGGTTCCCTCTAATCCTCTCTTTACCCTCAGTACATTATCAAATACGTTTAAAACTGTAAGAGTTTCTGTTCCAATTCCAATAATTGATCCTGCAGATACACGAGGACTTACTGAAGTTGGGTAGATATCGGTAGAAACCCCTGTATTTGCATTAACTGCTATTGATATTCTTCCTGTTGCAGATCCGACTCCGATTATATGATTATCAACTAATCCAGAAACGAAAGTTGATGCTGCACCAATCTGGATTCTATCACCATCAATAAAATCATGCTTTTGTTTGGTGTATACTCTAATTACATCACTACTTTCTCTGATAATTGTAGAATTTGGATATTTGATAAACGAAGTTTCAATCTCTGAAATTTGTTTACCCTCAACCTCAACAACTTCTGCAGATGCACCACCGCCAGCTGTCCCTGAATTGTCAAATGTCACAGAATTACCAATCATGTAATCTGATCCAGAATTAACAATTGCCAAAGAATCAACAGTGCCTGTTGATGCGCTTTCAACAATTGATGTTTGATTTAAAAATTCATTTGATTCCAGTAAGAAATCACTTCCAGAATAAGGTCTACTTACTCTATGTGGGAACGTATTTCTCACCAAAGAAGAATTATTAAAATCAAAAGATTGATCTAAGATTTCACTTACTGGTTCCGACCTAAAAGTATCTCCTATGAAATATGGGAACAGTGGATCTAATTTACCACTAGATCCAACCTGACTACTGATTCCGACATGGTATGCATAAACCCCATTTGGGAATTCTGGTGTTTTTGCAAATCTACCATTGTGAGTATCAAGATCTCCAGAATCATTAAATTTATGATCTTCTACAAAGAATCCTAATGGGAATAGTGTATCTGAAGGTCTATTCGCAATATTTGCCAAAGAAGCGGAATATCCAGATTTAAGAATTCTTATTTGGGAATTATTGTCACGAGGATCTTCATATCCATAAGGACCATAAATTGGATTACCGTCTTTTGCCCATCCAATAACACGAGAGTGACCAGTGCTCTCGATTGGATCATCAAATGCAGATCCTTCTCTAACAGTAGAATATCCAACTACACCATATGAAAGATTATCTTGATATTCGCTAAAACATTGATCACCAAATCTACTAAAATTATTAACAGTTAATCTTCTTACATCTGCCTCAATAACGCAATTTCTTCCCAAAGAAGTTGGTACTATAACAGTAGATTTTTCTTCATATCCACTCCCTTCATTTAAGATGACAACGTCTGTTACCTTTCCATCGGTAACAACAGCTCTTAATTTAGCACCATTTCCAGTACCACGTACTGATAATTCTGGAGCAGCAGTGTATCCCTTACCACCATTTTGAATATCGACTGCAATAATTCTACCATCTCTATGAATTGCTTTAAATTGTGAACCACCACCAGCATCAATTTTAACAATTGGTCTTTTGTGGAAATTAAAGACATCCGATCCATAGTTCGTACCTTCTTCATAAAGGTATAAATCAACAATTTCTCCAGTAACTATAGGAGTTGCAATAATTGTATTACCAGAACCAACATATTCTGCATTAATTTCTATGCTAACTTCCGGGAAAGCAAAATTCTGGAATCCACTACCTGTAGATTCTAGTTTTACATAATTCCTTCTATCAAATTCTGTTCTTGCAGCAGAAACATTTACAGGCCCAGCATTTGCTAAACGGAACTTATTATCATCAATTTTAAGAATATGGTATTGATTTGATGTAGATAACCCACTAATTGCAGTACCATCAAAACTGTACTTGACTAAATCTCCATCATTAAAACCATGCTTATTAAATGTAACTGTACTATGGATTGTAGAAATTCCAATTGGTTTAACTTTTAGTTTTCTATTTTCATATCCAGAACCTGGTTTAACAACTTTAATTTCTGATATGACATTTTTTTCTTCAAATAGTCTAAACTTATGAAGACCACCAGTTCCAATTGTAGTAAATCCTACTGTATTAATACCGGCATTGTAATCAGTTAAAGATTCATACAAGTAGATAGTTTTTGTATTTACTACTTGAGGATAATAAACAGAACCATTAATTAATGTTCTTCCACTATCGGCGTTAGATCCATTAAATGATCCAATACCAAGTGGCGAATTCCCACTTGGATTATAAACAATTGCCTGTCCACTTGTTAAATTATGTTCCAGGGTAAAAGTAATTGTATCATCGGCAATGTCAACACCACCAGTTGCAGCAACTCCAACCTGAGATGCATTAAAATCTAATTCTCTAAACTGCTTGGTTACAACTGCTTCTAATTCTGCACCGGATCCATTACCACCTTTAGCGGTTACAGAAAGAACTCTAGTAATATTAAAGTTTTGGGGATCAACCTTAACTTCGGAGAAAGATCCTCTAACCACTGCCTGAACTAATGCAGTAGTTCCTATTCCGACTGTTGGTGGATTAACCTTAACTGTTGGTGGATTAATTACATCATATCCAGTTCCACTATTGAATACTTTTATTCCTTCTAGTGGTCCATAGTAAATATAATCATTTGATTTATAACTTAAAATCTCAACACCATTAATAAGTGTTCCAACTTGTCCTGCTATTGTTTTTTTAGAGGTTCCCGACTGAATATTTGGATTCAGTGGAAATTTAGAAAGTGATTTTTTAAACGAAAGAGATTTTTGATAATGCTGTTCTAAAGTAAATGAATGTGTTGATGGTGTTGAATACTGAGAAAACTCAACATACTTATCTGTATTAATAAATGATCTTGCATTAAATAATCTAATTGTGTTTTTTGATGTTCCAACTAATTGGACATAATATTTTCTACCAGATTCAAGACCACTAATTGCAGTTCCAGTTGTATGATAAATTACTGCATCACCAGTTATAAATGGAACATTGTTTGCAAAAGATAATGTGGTATATTTTGCAGTTACTGAACTAAGTCCACCAAAAATAGAATTTAAATTGGAAGATGATGTGATATTAATATCAATCGTAGATATATTTTTTGTTAACTGATATGATGGGAGAGAATTTGATGCGACATATAAAAATTCATCATTATCATTATATGTATTTTGCACATTAGCGAGAATTTTATCACCACTCAGAGATAATGGTGATGAAGATGCATACTCATATCTTCTTCTGATGCTAAGTCTAGTATCAGAAGCGATGTTTGCTGGAATGTTAGTGTCAAGTGTTACTAATTTTCCCGCAATTGCATTTACTCTTACATTAAGTAGAACTGCTTGTTCACTACCTCTATTTAAAATATCAACTCTATCATCAACACGCAAACTTGACTTATCTGGATTCTCAAATAAAGTCAATTCATTATTAGTAAAACTATCAATTTCATATCGTGTCCTTACATTGTAAATCCAAGTGTTGAATGTAAATTGTTTTTTGTCTAGATTTTCATTTTTAATTTCTTCCCCAAGATTTCTGACTGGAATTTTATCACCTTCTAAAAGAAGAGTATAATCATCTGTTTTTTCTAAATCGGAAAGAATACCAGTAACTCTTAGATTTACTTTTTTATTGAGATCTCCATTTTCGTATCCAAAAACGGTGCTTTCTGCATAAATTTTATCTGCAGTGCTAATACCAACACTTACTCCAATACCAGCTGGGGTGCTTACACCAAAGAATTGATTGATATTCTTATCAGAATAAGAAACAACGTTTTTACCAATATATAATTGCCCAGCAGTACTAAATCCAATAGTGGAATCTACTGTAATAATTGATGATCCAATAGAAACTTCATCTGTAGCATTTGTGCTAGGTGTGATTTTAAATTCACCTTCAATTAAACTCTGCTCATTATAACCACTAAATAACTGAATTTTATAAAAAGTTTTTCGATTTCTTGTAATGATCTCAACTTCTGAGATCGGACCAGCAGCAGTTTCATCAGAGCTCTTAAGCATCTGACCTGCCATATTATTAGGATCACCCTCTAATACTTCAGTTATTAATGTCTGTCTTCTTCTATATTCTGCAGATGATGGTTTTAATAAGAACTCTTCTAGATTTAAAATTTTTGGAGTTGATCCGTATAAGACATTAAATAAAATTCTAAAAGACTCATCAGTACCTTTACTTTGATAAAAGTTTTTTACCTGCTTTATAAACTTATTTACATCAAGTTCACTTACAAAATCAACATCTTCAAAACCAGGTGCAAGTAAAACTTTTATCTTACGATAAAATTCTTTTAAAAATTGAACACTGAGATTTGTGACCCTGGAAACACCACTGTGAGTTGCTGCCGAAGATGTGGAGAATATTAATTCTTCAGCATTAATATTACTTCTATATGTTGTGATTCCACTAAATCCACGTACACATCCAGTAAAACTATTTGTTGTTATGCCAGTGTATGTAAAAATTTCATCATCAATCTTAAAAAGACCGTATTCTTGTGGGAATCCTTTTGTTGATTCTACATTTACCGTGGTATCTGTAGATGATACTGCACTAGTAGTAGATGTAAATCCAGATATTACTTCAGGTGTTAGATTATTAAGATTTAAATATTGATCTAGATTCTCAGCAATATCAACAGGGGCACCCTGAAATTCCTGAGAAATGTAATATTGTTTTAGAAAATCGACAGCCTTAGGGCTTTCTGATAAAATAAATTCAGGTAATTGGTTATCAACGATCTGTTGGATCTTTACCCTTGACTCAAACCCGGTTGTAATCATATCTCCTCTCTTTTATCTTGTTAGTCTTCCGTTAGAATAGCTTGACCTGACTGGGTAATTAACTCCAGAGATTTGCTCTCCAGAAGCTATGGTGTCTTTAACCATATTTATAGTGCTTTTGCTGGTGTCAAAAACCAAATATAAATCTTTGAGACCAATAACATCGTTCGAATCTGGGTATGCCTGAATCTCAATTACACCATTGTCTAGTTCTGTGGATACTATGTTAATAGTATTAATAATTACTTCACCGTTAGTGTAATCAACCGTACCTATGGATTTCTTAACAATCTCAAAAGTATCTGGATCTAAAGTTTCTTTAACAATAGAAAGAATTCCAATATCACTATTTGCATCTGGAACATCTACTAAGTAAACAGTATCTGGATCATCAGCAATTTTAAATCCTGTGCTCTTAATATTATATCCATCAATTCTCTTATAGAACTTATTACCAAAACAAAGTTCATATTGTGCAAAAGTGTTTAGAATGCAATTTAGATTTCTCCTCATTTTAACTCTAGTAATATTTGAAGTAATTGCATTGTCAACACCATCAATTACTTGCAATACCTTGCTGTATTTAAATCTACCACCAAACTTATTCAGATCTACAGATTTTGAATAAGTTTCCAAAGAACTAGAAATTCTAGTCTTCAGATCACTTGCTGAATTAGTTCTAGATGAATCATAGAAAACATCACTATCAATCTCAACATATAGAAGTTTTAGGTCAACAATTTCTTGTGATATACCAGATACAGTGTATTGTTTGAGATCATTTATAATTTGATTTTTATGGAAATCTGAAATAGAAACACCATTTTTTGGTTTAATGCTGATTAATACTTTTCCATACTGTGGAGGATTTAACTCTTCACCACCAACAACGGAGACAGATTCTGTGGCAGGATACACTTGTTGTACTAATGCCTCGTAATCCCTCGTTGTAACGGCACGATACTGCGAGGAATACACTCTAGGTGCATAGTACTTAATAGATTCAATTGGTTCGATGTCGCCTCCTCCAGAGGCATTTGACACGGTTGTGATCGTAACCCCTGCCTGAGGTGTGATTAATACACCATTACTATCAGTGGTTGTTCCCGCATAAGAAAATACGGATGGTCCGTTGCCAGTTTCTCCATCAGTTGCAATATAACTGATTTTTATGACGTCACCATTGCTTAATTTTTTGCCTATGATGCCATCACCAAAAAGTAGTTCATATCTTTCATCGGATATTTCCTGTAAAAGATAAATCTCAGAGTCACTATTAACGGTGATAATATTATCAACCATTCTATATTCACGAGTTCCTACTTTAACTTTAATAGTGCTCGTATCAATGTTTGGGTTGTTTAGAATAAATCTTTGATTGAGAGAAGAATCTACGGTAAATTCCTTTGTTAGGTATATACCTTGCAGTACTTCAAGATTGGCAAATGAAGCAATATTGTTGGAAATATTAACCGTAACGTCTTCTGGAATTGAAAATGTATAATCCGAATTATCTACTGGACCAACACAAACGAGACCTGCCTTTAGAATTGCCTGTCCTTCTGTTTGTACTGTTGATATATTAAAAGAAACTGTTGCTTTTGCTGCTGTTTTTGATCTTGGAACGTATCCTACGTTTCTGGCAAGAGAAACCACGTTTTCTCTAAGAGTTGCTGAATCTATAAAAGATTCGTTTACAACCATATTAGAGTTAAACGCAGTGATATATGTGTTATATGCAAGCGTATCGATTAGAACAGAGAAGTTCGAACCATCAAAATCAAAGTCCGTGAAATCACTATTTGCACGGAGATAATCCTTGATGGATGTCTTTATCTGATCAAAATCTAGATTGGTAAACTTTGTAAAAGGCATTTTATCTTGTTGCCTCTAGGAGATATGTAAACTGTTGTGTTGGTATCTCTAGTCCAACAACTTTAAAACGAACATTTATCTCAAATTCATTGGTATCTGCTTTTGGTAAAACAGTAACACCAACATTTTCGACTCTTGGTTCGTTGTTTTCGATTGCGACTAGAACTTGCTGCTCAATTATAGAAGCAGTACCGAAGTCAACAAAATCAAAAAGTTGAGATCTAATATTTGTTCCCAAAACAGGTCTAAAAAACCTTTCACTTGGAATGGTTTGAACAATATTGCGAATTGATCGCTTGATCGCATCAGCATTTTTAAGTACAAGGATATCCTTAGTTACAGGATGCATACTAAAAGATAAACTAATATCCTTGAAAGCTCTGGATATCCTTTGTACTGCCATTTATGAATGATTTTGTTTGTTTTTATTTATACCCCTATCCAGAAATCTTGCCATAATATGGTTCTGTACCATATTCCCAATCATCATAATCCTCATCATTACGAATTTTCTCATGAAGTTCATTTTGTTGGACGAAATCGTGTTTTTTAGGAGTGATATCGTCATTTGCAATCTCACGAAGCATCTTCTGATGTTGGTGATTGCCCAAATTGTCTAAGAAATCGTGCATTTTTTCGTCCTTGTAATAGTCCGTGACCAGTTTAGTCGTTCCCCACATGCTTTGCATGTAGTCTTTGTTCCTATCGACAGGTGAATTACCCATTTTAGCTCCTGATTTACATGAAATCAGAACTTTTAGAGGGGTTGCTATCCCTTATGTCTATTTATTTTTGCCCTATATCTTTAATTTCGTACATGTAATGATCGGTTGTCTCTATCTTTCTCTTATTTTCCACAGAATAAACGGTCAGATCAATCTCATACCCAGGATTTTTCTCAATTCTATTAAAAACCCATGCATTATCATACCAAATGATCCGATTATTTGGATATGCATAGTAATTTCCAGTCTCAACCTTGAATAAATGAGCACATTTGTGTTCGGGAGTCTCCGAAAAGTTTAAATCGGGCATTCCTTTGTTCTCCCAAGACCAATCCAGAGTGAACATATAAGTTCCAAGTACCTTCTTTCCATCTGGACGAATCAATTGAGCATCTAAATTTGCCAATCGATGCCTTCTTTGGACATCAATGTACGGGGAGAAGCAGTCCCAGTACATAATGTCCTCTAGAGGTTCTATTTCCGCATCAGGACGCCAACAGAAGGCATGTAAAGGGCGACGAGTCCAGTTCACGCCATTCTCCAGGAATGCCTCAAACAGTGGCACACGCTTCTCTATACTGGCAACAGAGTGTACATCACACTTGGTTACTTCTCCATGTCCCTTTTTATGGTTATAAAGGAACTCATTACGAATATAACAGGACCAATCGGGTAAACTATGATTTAGGTATGCCAATCCCTTTCTCCTGGAAAATAGTAGTCCGTAAGTTCTTCATCTTTTTTGATAAGACGTATCGAATACAATTCACCAGTATCTTTATTGTAAGAAACATTGGGTGAATCTGAATGATTTATATAATATTGTGGTCCGATACGATCCAAATCACAATCAATCCAAAAACCTTTCTCATCACAATAGGTTAATTTCTCAAGACATTCTTTTATTTCGGAAGAAACCTCTTTCCATAAAATATATTGCCTTTGATTTGGTTTGAAGATAAGAGTATCTGCTGGTATATCAATCAAAGAAAAAACACCCACCCCGCCACAGACTTTACTGGGAGCAAGGTAGGTGTAGAGATTTAAGGAATACATTCAGCGTCCTTGTCCTCGATAAGGTTTACGTGCTTTGTTACGAGACGACGCGGCATACTTCGTTCCATTTCCCATTCCTTGACGAGACTTTTTGGGTTTTCCGGGGACGTATCCACCCTTTACGAGTCCGGTTTTTGCTTTTGCCATTTAGATTCTCCAATAATAATAGTTTCGAGTTCGGCAGGAGTCGGTCTGCCAGTTTTATAGTACTCTACGGCGAAATCGTCCATGATGTCAAAGTACTCAGTTTCTGAAAGAGCAGTGAAGATTTTCTTACCGTTCCTAAGAATTGTGTACCTATCTGCCATGATATCAGATCACGCGAGTTTTCTCGTGACCAACGCGAATGCGAGGATCACACCAAATCTCAAATCCTGCTTCCTTGGCATCAAGACAGAATGAAACGTCTTCGCCACACATATCTTGCACTTCGCCAGATTCAAATACCTGCATCTTCGGTGCAAACCAGGGATACTTCATCTCATCGTGTTCGAATACTCCGTACTTGATGAGCAACCACCCAAAACCTGCATAGTCCACAGTGAAGGGTTTCTTACGCTTGGCAATACTATCGAGTGTTTCATGATTCATCACTCCACCATTACCACGGAAGTCTTCTTCGTCCATCCAGTGTGCAACAGAAGTCGTCTGACCATCTTCGGTACAATACCAACCAGATGCAATGTCCTTATCCATTAGAATAAGTTGCCAGAACTTCTCTGTATTAAAAACAATATCACTATCAATCCACAATTGATAATCGTACTTTAGTTTACCGTCCCAGGGAATTTGATCTGGACCACGAAGAACATTAGCACCGAGACACTTGCAACGGGCAAAGTTCACCATGGAACTGTAGTCTTGTGAGATCTGAATACTGGCACCTGCTTGTACTAGATCAAAACAAAGTTGTACAAAATTCTTCAGGTACGTGTAAGAAACTCCACGACCAGGTAGACAGAATACTACACTCTTGCCTTTAATGATCTCTCTTGCTTTATCATAATCCCATTCGGGTGCCGAACTACTAACAGTCGGCGCTTTTGCTTTTACTGTAAATCCTTTAGCCATGAGATAAGTTAGTTACTTTCATATCATACACCATTATCTATATGGTGTCAATCTTCCTTAATTTCGGTAATCACAATACAATCACCCTCAACCTCCATATTGACTTCGGTGCCCTCGTACCAACCATATTCGTTTAAAATCCACTCAGGAATTGTCACATAGTATTCACCAGTCACGGGATCAACCTCTACAGTCGTAAAATTTTCCTCCGGATTTTTTTGCATTTTATTAAACTCTGCCATTGTTTTTATATAGCGAAAAATTTTTTTGGTATGCCTTGTAAATTTAGCTGCCTTCCGTAACACTTTGTAGGTTAGGGTAGTTATGCGTTTTTATATACGGGGGGGCATCACGCGCCCAGGGGGGGCACCCCCGAAGGACGGGGGCGCTGGTGCTGTCACGAACGAATGCCGTCAATAGCGGCAGGCGAGGTGGGAGTGCTCCTGGCGCTGTGCCAGGCGATCACGGGCGGCAGCGATGCGATCGGCGCGGTATTGTGCCT